AAAAAATTTTTTTTTTAAAAAAAAAAAAAAAAAAAAAACCACACCTACTACATCTAGTAGCAAAAGCGTTGTGACCTACTAGACGCACAAAAGCCTAAAATTGTAAATGAGAATCGTTATCATTTGCGTTGTTATGAATCAATGAGTTACCCCACCCTTTACAGGGTTGTAGGGGTTGTCATGGTATTTTATCTTTTTTTTTAAAAATTTTTTAAAAAATACGAAGTATACCCTGGGGTAAGTCGAAATAAGGTCTGCAACCCCGACAACCCTGTAAATTTTCAACCCTGGGGGCGTGATGTAGTACATCTTTGTATTATTATGAGTATGAACAAATACGTCTACCAAATCTCCGGGGCACTGGAAAGCAGGCAAGGGCAGTTTCTTGGATTGCGCGTACTGGTATGCGATGTGTATAACTTTGATTCGGTCGACGTGCCTGTAGAGGTACTTGACTCAGAGACCGCAAAGTACTTGCAGTTCAGGCTAAGCATCACCGCAGAGTCGCTAGACATCCAGAAACTGCCGGTGGAAATCCAAAACAAAATACGCACGCCGCTAGGGCGATGGCTGGACTTCTGGGTCCTAGAAAACTTCTATGGCGATTCTAGCACAAGAAAAAATACTAACGCTTGACAACTGGAAGCCAGCCTCCAAGCTAGAGGTTGGTGACTATGTGTTTGACCGAAAGGGTCAGCTGGTTAAGGTTAAGCTAGTCCAGCAGTACGTTGGCCAGGACTGCTACGAGGTCACGCTCAACGACCACCTATCCATTTCTGGAGACGGTAAGCTAGAGCTGCCGATCGAGACACCAAAATACCGCAAGCGCATACACGAGTACAAGGGCAAGCGCGCGTGTAGGCGCCCACTCAAGCCGACACCGGTCCAGGATATTGTCTCCGACCCCCTGGTAGACAGAAGAAACCGCAAGCTGCACTCGATCCCCACCACAAACCCCCTGAAGCTACCACACAAAGACCTGCCGGTGCCGCCGTTTGTCTTTGGCTTTTGGTTTTTTGCCCGCAGATCCACTGGCAAACTAGCAGCCGCGCGTGGAACCACAGACTACGTCCTTGAAAAGTTTAGGGATTATGGCTACAAGACCAAAAAACACGCCGTAATGAGCACCGGAGAGTACGATTTTAGTGTCTCCCCTAGCATTCCGTCGCAGTTAGTGCCCAATATCCCCGGCGTGATACCAACAAACTACCTTTTGGCGTCGGAAGAGCAACGAATTGAGCTGCTCTTTGGCATAATTTGCGCAAAAAACCGTCAATTTGACCCGAGGACGCAGTTTTTCCGCTTCTGCTCGCGGCATTATGACACCGCGCGCCGTGTTCAGATGCTGGCGGAGTCGATTGGCTGCACGACCAACATGGAATACAACAAAAACAAGCAGGACTACACCGTTAAGTTCCAATCTCGCGTTCAGTTGCACCCAGACCACACACCCGCGCCGTTAAAAGTGCACTATGGTAGAAGGTATGTCCGGGAAATTAATTCAATACCAGCGCAAATGTGCGTACACATCGAGACCACTGGCGATGACAACACGATTTTGGTTGGTGAAGGTTTTATTCCTTGTTTGTAACTAATATCCTCAATGAAAAGGGCGCTTTCTCCTTGAAAATTGTATTATTATATGTATAGGAGAACAATAATATGCCGTCAAATGCAGAACAACGTCGTAAATACGCAGCATCATACCGGGGTCGAGCCACAAAAATGTGGCATAACGCAAAACGAAGAGCTACAACGTCAAAAGCTCTAGTTGCCATTGACATCGACTGGATAGAAGAACGACTAATGCTGGGGCATTGTCAATTAACAGGACTTCCTTTTGATTTATCTCCAGTGACCGAATTTAGTAGCAACCCCTACTCCCCTTCCCTTGATAAAATAGACCCAAAAATTAAAGACTATACGTTTGAGAATACTCGTATTGTTTTAACCGCCGTTAACAAAACCTTAAATGAGTACGGCGAACAGACAATGTTGCCTATTTTAAAAGCTATGATTTCTGCTATAGAAAACAATTAATGCTAACACCAAAACAAGAGCTAACACTTAAAAAATTTGCGGAGACGCACCAGCACTGGCCTAAGCAGCAGCTAGATGCAGCCATCTGGCGCATCAAGTGGAGCCTACAGGCACTGCCGCACCAAAGAGAACCCGAGGATGGAGAATATGATACGTTTCTTATGCTTGCCGGCCGCGGATCGGGCAAGACTCACACGGCCTCTCACTGGATTGGCATTCGCGCTTGGATGTTTGACAACACCCGCTGGCTGGTCACAGCCCCTACCTCAAATGATATACGTGCAACTTGTTTTGAGGGGGACAGCGGACTTCTCAATATCATCCCCGCGTCACTTATCCGAGATTACAACAAGTCCCTCTTTGAGATTACGCTTACCAACGGATCCATCATTCAGGGTATACCCGCCTCAGAGCCCGAGCGCTACCGTGGTAAGCAATACCATGGGGCCTGGTTTGACGAGCTGTGCGCATTCGATTACATCGATGAGGCCTACGACGGAGTACAGTTTACCCTCCGTCTTAAGGACCCGCGAATCGCTCGAGTGCAGCAGATTATTACCACCACACCCAAACCCAAAGAATTAATTGTAGACTTAAACGAAGGAAAGGTAGGAGGCGACGTCTACGTCGCTAATGCCTCCTCTTATGACAACCGAGCAAACTTATCTGAGACGTTTTTTAAACAGCTTGAGACTTACGATGGCACGGACACTGGCCGCCAAGAGATTTACGGCGAGATCCTGGACCCAGAAGCATCCGGCATCATTAAGCGCAAGATGTTTAAGATGTGGCCTGCTAATCAGCCTACGCCGACGCTGGAATACGTTATTGCTTCGTATGATCCTGCTACTAGCGAGAAAACGATAAATGACCCTACTGCGTGTGAGGTCTGGGGCATCTTTGAGAAGCAAGACTCTGGCACCTGCGCCATATTGCTGGACGCATGGGACGAGCACCTCTCCTACCCGGAACTACGGCGCAAGGTTATCTCTGACTTTAAGGAGGTTGTGTACGGGGCAGACAATGAGTTCGGTAAGGGCCGTAAGGCCGACCTGATACTCATGGAAGACAAGTCGGCAGGTATCTCCCTCATCCAAGACTTGCAAGCCTCTGGGGTGCCTGTACGAGGCTACAACCCAGGCCGTGCGGATAAGATCCAGCGATTGAACATTGTCGCGCCCCTGGTAGCTAAGGGAAAGATCTACGTGCCCGAGGAGCCAACTAACAAGGGCGAGTTTGCCAACTGGGCCAAGCGCTTCCTGCGCCAGGTCTGTTCGTTCCCAGAGGCAGGGGGCCATGATGACTACGTCGACGCACTTTCCCAGGCACTGCGCGTCCTGCGTGACTCTGGCTGGTTGCAGCTTGATCCACTCCCCGCGCGAGACTATGACTACGCCGATGACGACGCTAATCGCAAGTTTGTTAACCCGTACGCCCAATAGGGGCGGTTTTGTTCGTCTTTGTGTATTATTATAAATAGGATGAATCTTCTCAAAACACCACACCAATTACTCCTAGAAGAAGCCGGGGCAACCCCAGCGTCTCCTGGGTTGCTGCACACCCCCAAGCAGATGCTCATGCAAGAAGCAGGTGTGGCTCCAAAATTCGCAGCTGGTGGCCACATCTCAGTTAATGACATGCTGGCAGAGATCATCGCAGCCAACCAGGTACCGCAAAAGTTTTCGCAGGGTGGCTCGACAATGAAAAACATTGGAATCCAGTCCGCGCTTTCCCTGCCGTTTATGGCGGAAGACGCACAGTTGATCGCGAAAGACATAAAAGAAAAAAGATACCCTGAGGCAGCCGCGCGCACCGCAGGGGTCGGCTACTCTGCCTTTACCCCGTTTAATCCACTAACCGCGCTTATCTCTGGTCTGACGTATTCACCAGAGGTGGGTGATGCGACACTAGACGCATGGCTTGCCAAAAAAGAAGAGATGGCAAGAATGCAAGAGGCCGCAAAAAACCAAAAACCTCCTCGCCAACGCGAGCAGCATAATGTAATCCCAATTACAGAAACCAGATTCTACAAAAACTAATCTATGGCACAACCAATACTTCCGATGCAAGCTGGCGCTAACCTGCCTGGCCTAGAGACTGAGCAGAACATCAAAGAAGCACAGATGCAAGACGTTCAGATGGACTACTACGAAGAGGCCCTGGGACTTGAGCCAGGCGACGTGGAAGAAGAAGTCATTGAGATGGACGACGGCTCGGTCGTAGTCAACTTTGTACCAAAGGCATCACCGCAAGAGGCGCCAGAGTTCTACTCCAACCTGGCCGAAGTATTTGATGAGGAAGAGCTCGAGGCAATGGCCGTCGAGTATCTGGACCTGATCGACGTAGATAAAGAAGCACGCGAGCAACGAGATAAACAGTACGAAGAAGGTCTTCGTCGCACTGGACTCGGCAAGGACGCGCCCGGAGGAGCCACGTTTGACGGAGCTTCCAAAGTCGTCCACCCCGTTATGGCTGAGGCATGCGTTGACTTCGCTGCGTCAGCATCTAAAGAATTACTCCCACCCGATGGTATCGTTAAGTCGAACATCAAGGGCAACGCTGATCGTATTAAGGAAGAAGCGGCATCACGCAAGGTTGACTTCCTTAACTGGCAGCTCTCCGAGCAGGTACCTGAGTACCGCGACGAGATGGAGCAGCTCCTTACACAACTACCACTTGGTGGTTCACAGTTCCTAAAGTGGCGCTTTGATACAGAACAAAAGCGTCCTACTTGCGAGTGGGTAGCGATTGACAACATCCTGCTACCATACGCATCGACCAATTTCTACACGTCCCCGCGCGTGACAGAAGTACAAGACATCACAGAAGACACGTTTATCCAACGCGTTGACGCTGGCATCTACCGCGACATTGACACAGACTACAGCTCCGATGCGCCGCTGACTGACCAGACACAATCACAAAAAGCCAACGACAAGATCGAGGGCAAGAAAGAGCCATCTAAAAACATTGACGGCCTGCGCCGCGTCTACGAGATCACGTGCTTCATGCGCCTTGATTTTGATACCGAGACAGAAGGCCGCCGCGCGCCATACATTTTAACCATTGACGAGACAAGCAGCAAAGTAATTTCTTTGCGCCGTAACTGGGAGTGCAACGATGAGAAACTCGAGAAGCTCGACTGGTATGTCGAGTTTAAATTCATTCCTTGGCGTGGAGCGTACGCTATTGGACTACCTCATCTCATTGGTGGCCTTAGTGCTGCTCTTACCGGTAGCTTGCGTGCTCTTCTTGACGCTGCTCATATCAACAACAGCCAGACGCTTCTTAAGCTCAAGGGTGGACGAATTGGTGGGCAGTCAGACCGAATCGAGCCAACCCAGGTAGTAGAAATTGAAGGCGCCCCTGGCGTGGACGACGTGCGTAAGCTGGCGATGCCAATGCCGTTTAACCAGCCATCCAGCGTACTCTACAACCTCTTAGGTTGGCTAACAGACGCAGCAAAAGGCGTGGTCAGTACAGCCGAAGAAAAGATTGGCCAGGCAAACAACAACATGCCAGTCGGTACCGCACAGGCACTGATTGAGCAAGGCGCCAAAGTATTCTCAGCAATCCATGGTCGCCTGCACCGCTCACAGGCCAAGTCACTGGCCATTATCTCGCGCCTAAACCACTGGTATCTGAACGAGATGGACAACCAGTCCGGCACTGAGATTCAGATCCGTGACTTTGCAGCAAACAACGACATCCGTCCTGTATCCGATCCTAACATTTTTTCTGAAACGCAGCGCGTTGCACAAAACCAAGCCCTCTTACAGATGGCTACCTCAGCGCCTCCTGGGATGTTTGACATTCGCGCCGTCTATCGCCGCGTCCTTGGTCAGCTTAAAGTGCCCTCGATTGACGAGGTATTGCCAAACCCAATGGGCGCAAAAGAGTCCAACCCTGCTCTGGAGAACGTCTCCATGACCATGGGACGACCTGCAGCGGCATACCCAGACCAAGATCACATCAGCCACATTAAGATTCACTTGGCCTACGCAGCAGATCCAGCCTACGGTGGCAGCCCAGTCATTGGCCCAGTATTTGCACCAAACGCACTGGAGCACATCAAGCAGCACTTGACGCTGCACTACTTGCAATCCATGCGGGCCTATGTGGCGCAGGCATCGGGTGGCCGCGACGAGCTTGAGCTCAACCAAGAGAAGCCGCTTGACCTTGAGTCACAGCAGGCACTGGCAATCGCATCGCAGATGGTATCACAAGACTCACAGCAGGACATGGCGCCGTACGTCCAGCAGATTCAAGAGTTGGTACAGAAGGTACAGCAAATGCAACAAATGCAGCGCCAGACAGCCGCTGAGTCTGACCCAACCGCACAGGTCTTGCTTAAGACACAGATGGCTGAGACAGAGCGCAAGGCCGCAGAGTCCACCGCAAAGTTGCAGCAGGCCACCGCCAAGGACAAGATGGAGTACGAGCTCGAGATCGCTAACTTACAGCGCCAGGTTGCAGAACTCGCCGCTAAATACGAGACACAGACTAAGATTGACGCAAGCAGAAACGCGACACAGATCGGCCTGGCAGATCTCAACAACGCATCGCGCGAGCGCGTAGCTACCATCAACGCCGACATGGAACTGAGCCGGGAACAAATGCTGGCAATGCACGAGCAAAACCAGACCGCGTTCGAGGCATCTAACGCCGCCGAGAGCGAGATTAGAAACCACGGCCTGCAAATGACACAGCAAGCCCTGCAGCAGCAAGCAGCCCAGGCCCAGGCACAGATCCAGGCAAGTCAACAGGCCCAGCAGACAGGCCTAGAGCACGCAACAACCATGGAACAGAGCGCAATGCAGCACGCGCAGGAACTACAAAAACTAGCAGCACAACCACCCACACCCCCTAAAGGAGCAATCTAAATGTCCGATAATTTAAAAGGCTTTCGCCAAATTTACCAGGAGACCGGCAACGTTAGTAGCGGCGGCGGCCCTGGCGACAAAAAACTAGACAAAGGCGCGTCAGGTAGCAAGCGCGCAAACAACGCAGTAAAAGGTAAACCCGCTCGTTCAAGCAAAGTTGGACCAGA